CATAAGGCTAGTAGTGATGGTAGCGTTGGTGGTAGCCTTCATGTTGATGGTACCACCTGGCCTTTGATCAGCCCTTCAGCATCCGTTCAAGGATTTGGGTCGGTCAAAGGTTATTACACTGCCAGGTCTTCACATACAGCCTGGTTCACCGGGCGTTATACCGCTAACCTTAGTGGTATGCCTGAACCAGGTAGCATGCTTAGCAAGTTGATGGGTATGAACCTATCAATGCCGATAGACATACTGTGGAATGCTATTCCATGGACATGGCTAATCGACTATTTCAGTAACTGGGGGGACTTCATCACCGCTTGTGGTGGATCTATCCCGTTTGAAGTTACTGGAACTTGCATCATGTGCACGTCAACCACGCAGATAACGTTCCGAGGAACCAATTATCCGCAGGTACCCATTGCCTATTCTGGCGACCTTCGGGTCGTCAAGAAACAGCGTGGGGTATTCCCAAATGTGAAGAATAAGCTTCGGTTTGAACCGGTGCTTACCCATTCACAGTGGGGTATATTGGCGGCACTGCTTGCTGCTAGATCTAGGTACTGATTACTTCTTCGGTACCGTCTTAGTTCCGGGATATCCTCGGGATTAAGATGCCATAATGGCAGGCTCTCTTGAGCCAACTCTCTCTGAACGTCGTGAGACGTCCAAATCCCACTGAAGGACAACTGCATATGCTTGCAAACAGCTACGACCTGACTGTTGGTTCCGACACCATCACGGTGAAACGGCTCAACCAGGATAACTTCTCGTCCAAGTACTTCGGCGAAAAGTCGGATGGCACCATCAAGGTGCATGCGTCCATCAGTCATACCATCCCCGCAACGGGGAAGACTGGTGAATCGCACCTCATCCGGGTCGACGTGGAGCGCTTCGATTCCGCAGGTGTTTACCTGCGCATGGAATCGGCATGGACCGTGTACAAGACATTTGACGCGGCCCAGGTCACCTCCACCCTCGGAAACACCGAGGGCGCTCTGGCATCGCTTCTTGCGGTGACAGACCTGAAGGCTGCAGTCATGGCTCGCGAGAGCTGAGACTGCATGGTCCCGTACGCCAATCCAGCGTACGGGCCTGACCCTCC